AGAGAACTCGACAAACCAAGCAGAGAGAGGTATATCATCGTAACGTTCAACCCTGATCCCCGATGTATCTGGGAAAGAGGGCGGAACACGATGGACAGGCCCGATGAGGGCCAACTGGCGTAAAATCCACCAGAATGTCTTAGGGAGCTCGCAGAGTTCCCACCTCGCTCTTAGACCATTAAAGGTCTTGTAAAGCTCAGCTTGGTACTGTGTTTTTGTGTACGATGTGTATTCGCCTGAAAAGAAATAAGGGCGCACATCAACACCACGGTAGTAGTCACTACCGCAGGACTCACGGAACGGATAACTTGAGTACGTCTTCTCAAGGTTAAGTTTCAGCCGCAAATCTGGGAAGATTGCTGCTACGTATTTATGTATGCGTTGGGGATAAATCAAATCGTCCCCATAAACGGAATATTTTCCACGCACACCCGTGAGATTACCGATCGCCTTGATAATACAGTAAAAGATCAAGGTTTCAATCGGGAAAGTTGCACCATTGCCCATCGGCAAAACGCTCGAAGTATAATGTAGCGTTTTATCAACGACAACCTGGCGGACGAAAAGCTTCCGACAGAATACGTACCACTCGCGTGGTAAAATACGGCACAACAACTCGCTGGTAAGCGAGTCAGAAGCGGCAGATAAATCCGCAGTGACGTGTGAGCCACCACGTGTAGATGAATATACACTTGTAGAGTATCTCATTATAAGATCTCTGTGTATAAACTGCAAAACCGAAATATCGAGTTTTGCATTCTCTCTCAACCTGCTGGTCACTACACCGCCAAGACCATAGGACACAAACAGTCCTATAAGCGTTAGCGGCGTGATAAGCCTTAGCTTCTCCCAATTTTTTGGAACGGAGATGAGGTTCAGTGATTCGTGTGCTAGGTTGGGATTATCACCCTTAAGTAATGGGTCAATAATCCGCTTCAGGAAGTTATCATGAACTAAATATTTCTCCCTGAACCATTTTACACACTCTGAAGTGCCCGTGAATGCCTCTACATCAGACAGTTTAACGTCGATGTATGCAAGGCGAAGAGGACACCCAATGGAGCTCTTCTTGCCCATTTTCGTGTTGTTAATGATCTCATCCACATCAAGCTTACCCAAAATGCTCTTCGCAATTTTCCGTGCCTCTTGCAGTACGAGGAACGTTGATTGCTTAGTACATATAGGCTCGCTGAGTCGTACTTGGTCGTTGAAATAAGTCCTCTAAAGAATACACCGGATGTTTCAGTTAATGAAATACCGGAGACAGTTGTTGCTGAAGCTGCAGTACAACCAGTACCAAATTGCAAACCTTTTGTAGAGGCTGCTGTTTGGG